CTGTAACTGCAGAAGTGCGTCCACTGTAATCACCAGTTTGATTCATAGCTTCATCATCCGCACGTGTTTTATTAGCACCAGCTTCACGTGCCGCAGAAGAACTGTAACCACGGCCTTCATATGATGACACATTATCTTTATAGTCTTGACGTGATTCAAAAGATTCTGTACGTGTTTGTCCTCTAGTTTCTCTTGCTCTACCTGCTTCTGCTTGCGCTTGTGCTGTTGACATTGCATCATCATCAAAAATGCCACGTTCTTCACGGTCTATTCTAGCGGCTTCTCGTGCAGCTTCTCTAGCTATATCGTCATCAAAAATGCCACGTTCTTCACGGTCTATTCTAGCAGCCTCTGCTCTTTGCGCCGCTGTTGGGGCAGTTCTACTTTCAATATCCCTAAATGTAATTTCATCTGTTGATAAACGTGCATCACGAGGTGTCATTAAGTCTCTTGTTACAGCATTGTTTACCATGCTTTGTTCTGCAGGTGTTAAGGCTCTATCCTTTGATTTTGCGTCTATTTCAATTCCTAAAATATCAGCCGCTGTTTGGTCAAGAGTTTTTGGTGCAACGCTATCAACCATACCTTTTTGAGATGCAGATAAATTATCGTAACTAACTTTTGCCGCTGTAGTTGCCGCTTCTGACACAGTAGCAGGAGTAGCTTTAGCCGCACTTGTTACACTAGTTTGCCCAAGTGTAGTTGCAACACGTGCTGTACCCGGACGAGTAGCTTCAATATTAGCAACAATTTCTTCACGTGTGCCAAGTCCTGCTTTAACAGCCGCATCAATCATTTCATTACTTATTGGTGATTGATATCCTGCTTCCGTGCTTTTAGCTACTGATGCTGCATCTGTACCAGCAAGTGCTGCTTGAATACCCTTTTCACCCATTTGTGATTTAAGACCAGCAAGACTTGATTCAGGAATAGGTGAACCTTCAGGCAGTCCAAACTTTTCGGCTTCTGTATCACGTAAACCTAAACCTCCTGCAATATTACCAATAATACCACCAGAATAACCTACTTGTTTACCTGTAATTGGATCAAAGCTATTTCCTTGACCATCAGCAATTGTGCCATCAGCCATGACTGTACCAACTTCTGGATCACCAACCATAAAACCAAGTGGTGTAAGACTTAATAGTGCTTCACCTATACTTTGTTGTTTAGTGTAACCAAGCTCCTTTGCCGCTGCTTTACGTGCATTTACTTGCTCACGCCTTGCGGCTTCTTCTGCAAGTTCTTGTGGAGATTTGCCATCACCTCTATCTGTTTCTGTTACAGTAGTCGGTGGCGGTGTAGTTTCAGGTGTTGTAGGTTGCTCTTCTGCAGCTGATTTCTTTTTATAGCCAGCAGGAACAGGAATTAATGGATTACCATTTTGATCTACTGGAATTTGTAATTCATAACCCAACTCATTTACATAAGTTACATAAGTAGGAATTACCATCTCACCAAAGGTAGGCAACGTAGCAGGCGGTTGCATAGTAGGCGTATAAGCCTGCGTAGGTGCTTGTGGTGGTGCAGGCGGGGCTGGTGGAGGAGTAGGCGGTAAACTAGGACCTGTTGTAGGTAAATTTTGATACATAGACGGCTGATAGCCCTGAATACCTGTTGCGCCACTTTGTATCACACCATATGGTTGTGGCATACCACCGACAGCAAACTCTTGAACATCATCTTCCATGTCAATGTCATTAATGTCAAAAGGAATGTCGTCAGGAAGTGTTGCTTCATCGGAGTTTCCCATCATACCCATTTGTTCCATTTTTTTAAGGCCCATTTTAGCTTCTTGTCGTAGTGCCATCATTTTATCAAGGCCGTGGTATCGCACGACATCTGCAGGCATTACAAATTCACCTTCACTTAATTGTGCAGGAATATCATCACGGACTTCTTCTTTAGTAGAGCCTACAGGTACATCATTACCTGATACTGGGTCTATTTGACCGCCTTCTTGCATAAGACCGCCCTCATCAAAGAGTTCCATTTGTTTTTCAAGAGCCATAGTTTTATCCTTCAGCTTTATTTACATCCTCACGCAAACGCCTAATCTTGCGCAATGCCTCAATAGCACCTTGTGCTTTGTGTACTGATACCATGTTATCAGATTGTTCCAGCACTTTATGCTGTTGCTCAATGAGAATATCCAGATAACTACTGAAGTGGTCCCATTGGCGGTTGCTGCTGACCAGCGGCTTCAGCTTGCTGAATATTTCCCTGTCCATTTCCACTAAATCCTTGTTCACCCGGAACTGGTGCTTGACCTGTTCCAATATTGCCGCCACCTGCGCCTGTTGGGTCCATAGCATTTACGCCTGCCATTGGCATTTGTTGCTCTGGTGTAGGTGCTTGGAACTGCTTCATTAGTTCTGCTTGCAGTGCGGCTTCACTCATGTTGTTGGTTACTTTGTCGGGGTCAAGGTCAAGAGACTTTGCAATCTCACGAATAACGTATTGAAATTTAGCAAAAGGTGCAAGTGCAGGATTGCTTGCAATTCCCAAGAACTGCATTAAACGCTGACTACGCACTTCATTTGCCATAAGACTTTCTGTGCCTCTTGCTTTAACTTCTAAATCACCTTTAATTGCAGGATCGAAATCAAACTGCATATTAAAACGAAAGAAGCCTTCACCTAATGGTCGAAGCAAATAATCGTCTACATTTTTAATAACTGTTTTTACGCTACCACTTGCAGCGTTCATTAGCATTGATATACCACTAGCGGTACGACCTACGCCACTAACACCTGTTTGTCCATGAGAGAACGATGGCAAACCCGTGCTTTCATCTGCAAGTTGACGTGCTTTATCAAACAACATCATATTCTCTGATGATACGTTTGGATACTTTGTGCCGAAGATAGCTTGACCCGGTGCGCCACCCTGTCTACGGAATACTTTGCCCGGATACAGTGACAAGTCTTGACCCGGCACTAGGTTTGTTTCATCTACTTCAACAATCAAGTTGCCTGACAAAACAGCGTTATCAACTGCCATACGCATAAAGCCATTCATCAATGTCTGGGTATCGTCCATGTTTTCAGCAATACCTACACCAAAGAATGAGTATGGATTGAGTTCATATGGAGAAGCCATGTAAGGAATTTTAGCAGGCTTAAATGGGTTGAGAACCATACGGATAAGTTTGTTATTGCAAATCCAAACATTTGCTTGTAATTCATCAAAACCTTGCAACTCTTTTGGAATATCTACATTTTGTTCGTCCAGCATTGCGGTATCAACTGTACCCCAATATTCAAGAACTTCAAAACGGTCAACCCCATGCTCTGGTGCATAGTCTGACAAATCGTCTTCCCAATACTTTTTGACGTAGTTTTCTCCATACTTAATAGCTTCATCAATAACATTGGCACGGAAGTAAGGACGCTTTTTTAGTTGACGTAATTGTGAGCGAGACATTTTATGACGCTCAATTACAAACTGTGCTTCATCCATGTTGTTAGCATCTGGGTCTGGATAGAAGTTCCAAACAGACACATGGTTTACTTGAGGTACTGTTTTAAACAGAGGATCGTAATCTCCGTTGTCGTCCCAATTAGGATATTCTTTATCAACTGCAAATGGACCTTTCATAACGCCAGTGCCAAACAAGGCCATTTCAAATGCTGCGTTACGAAGGTGTTTATTTGCACCTGATTCTTCAAGCTGATCGTGAATTTTTTTCTGCATCTTTTTAGCGGCAACCATAGCTGGGCTAAATTCGATAGCAGTAGGAGTTTTTCCAGGTCCTTCTTTTAATTGATCTTGTACACCTTCTAGTTTACCAGATAATGGCCCCAGTTTTTCTGATAATGTTTTTGCAGTTGCACCCGGCTCAAAGTCATTTCCATCGCCTTTGTAACCATAAGGACTAGACAACATAGTTTCGCCACGCAATTGCTCTGGTTCTTGCGGGTCAAAGTGTACATCTTCAACTACGCCTTCTGGCAATTCAGTAGGCTCAACAGAAAGAGGAAAACGATTGCTGGCAAACAATACATCTACAATCTGACCATATGCTGCAAGAGTTTTTGTTTTAGTAACTTTGATAAAGACGCGAGACTTTTCAGTTTCTGTAAATTGTACATCAGGACCATACAAACCACGATAATTACGATAGGCTTTTAACCAACGCTCTTCATCTTGATAACGATAGTCTTCGGCACGACTATATCGTTCAAGAATGTACGGAATAATATTACTTACGTCTGCATCTTCGATAGCGGTATTTTCCGAATCTTCTAATGCAATCGCATCATCCTCAATCATAATTTCATCATCAGCCATGTTATTTCCTTAATATCCAAACGTAGCGTCTGCTACCTGCATACCACCGCTTGGTCTTCCCATTGGATCATAATCAAAAATACTAAAGCGAGGTCTAGACATTATACCATACCGCAAAGCGTCATACAAGTGGTCTTCACTCTTTGTGTCCACGTCTTCGGGGTTTTTCTTGTCCAACGGTATTGAGGGAAGTTGGGCAACGATGTTTGTGCAAGTATTAAAGAAAACAATTCTAGGTTCCTCTGTATATTCATCTATTTGTAGTCTGCGGTGTATTTCGTTTTTACCTGCTACACGACTACCCTTACTTCTATCTGATGGTCGCCAACGGCATCCCCTACTAATCATTTGTTCAGCCAAACTAGGGCCAGTATCGCCACGCTTATGCCAAAGAGAACTGTCAAGAACACCATACTTAATGTTGCCATCTCCGGCTTCCAAGTCAAGCACTTGTTCTGCCAAATCCGTTGCCAATACTTTTGAAACGTAATGCTCACGATATACGATAAGTTGTTCAGAAGGAGCAACAGCAAACCAAAGAACACCAGAGTAGCTCCCGTAACCATAATCGCAAGCACGAAACTTAACCCAATTGCTAGGAATGGAGAAAGGCTCAATAACGTGAATATCACGATTAAACTCTGTAAAAGCCGCACCCTCTTTAATATCCCAATCGCCTTCTAACAGCTGTCTTCGTTGCTGTTCTGGCAAAGAAAGAAGCATTGCTTCATAGTCACCTGCTTGAGACAGGTATGGGTTATCAGATAAACGTGCAGGAATAAATCTCCTTTTAAAAAGAGGCTTACCAGCTTTTTGGTGTCCTGCTGGATAACGTAAGACTTCTCCAGTTTCTATATCTGTTGCTTCAAAGGCTTTATTATATGGCGATGGATCAATAAACATTTTCTTGACCCAATGATGCCCCCGTCCTCCGGGGTTTGTTGTTGCCCTCATAAAGATAGGCAAATCTGGTGCAGTAGACCGTAGACGAGATCGCATGTAGTTCCATGCATATGGGCTTGCCCATTGTGTCAATTCGTCAAAGCCTATCCAGCTAAATGCCAGACCCTGATAGCGCAGGACATCTTCATCTCTGTCGAGGTATGACATCCACAACCTCGCTCCAGATGGCGCAGTCCACTGCATCTTTCTTTCTGACCATTTAATACCCGGCCAGATTTTCGGATATAGTTCCTGCGATTTAAAAATAAGCTCTCGCAGTTCTTCCGTTGTGTGTCGTAGTAGCAATCCACTAAACTGTGGATGCCCCATGTAACGTAGTGGGTCAGCAAGCATGGCATAAGACTTACCACCACCTGCTGAACCACCATATAAAACTTCACGTTCACTAGCAGCTAGAAAATCTGTTTGAGGACCTGCATTTGGTTTAAATAAAACATTTGCAGTTTCGTCAATAGATACTGTCTCTAATTCATGTGGTACAGTTTCTTTTACTTCAACCGTTGGCTTTTGCGCCTGTTCTGGCTTCTTCGATCTCTTGCGCTTTGGCAATTGCCGTTTGCGCATATTCTGCCCATTTGCGGAGGCTTCTAGCTTGGTTCTTACGCTGTCGCTCATTACTTAACCGTTTTCTTAAACCTACATGTGAAATATATCTACCAGTATTTGCGCTTAACCAATTAGCTACTTCACGATATGAATACTGATTTACGTGTTGTCTTGCCTTTTCAAGCAAATCAAGTTCTGTTGGTATTGGGTCAAGAATGTCGGGGTCTTCATCATTTTGTTTGTAACCAAAAGGGACAGTCCTTGCAATACGTGGTATCTGCACCCATTCGTTTTCTTCTTTAATGTCTGTTGGCTGTGGAAGTTTCCATTTGCCTATACTTCTAGTCATCGTCCTCAACTATTGCTTTAGCTGGCATTAGCATAACACCACCAGATGCTTCTACCTGCACCTTTTCTGTTTTAATCAGTCCAGTACGGTCAAGCAGTTCTTTAGCTGCAGCCATCTTATCACGAATGCCAAGTTCAGTAGGATCATACAAAGCCCCTGTCATTGCCATAGCCGCTTTTGGCGCATTACGTGCCATATACATTTGTGTAGCTTCAAGGATTTCTTCCTTTAAGCCTTTTACAATTGCAGTGGTAGGTGTGTTTTCAGAATAGCCAGCCAGTTTCTTTGCGGAAACTACGTCACCGCCTGCCTCTTCAAAGAGGACATCAAGAAACTTTTGCTGGCGTTCATTTAGTTCTCTAGCCATTTTCTCTCTTCTTCACTATAAGGCCACATATTATTTACTTTTGTTTTGGCACTTATTCACAGCTTTGCAATTAGCTGGAGTGGGACAATCTTTACAAGGTTTAAATTTTTTCATTAATTTAGTTTCCCATTAAACTTTTATACGCTTTTGCACCTTTTTTAACAAGCATATCAAAAAAACCATCTGACTGTTTTATTTTTGTGTATCCAGTTTTATCCCACAGAGATTTATTTGGATTACTTCCACTATAAACTATCTTGGAACCTCGTTTTGAGCCTTCTTTAGTTTCTATATATGCCATTAAAATTCCCCATTATGCATTGCATTAGCTAACTTCACTGCACGTGATTTTACCTGATTTGCCCACCTGCTGTCAAGCATTTCTTTTGCTGCAACATCATATTTTTCTTCGTGGATAGCGTTCCACATATTAACAAACTTACATAAACGTGGAACACCCATGTTAAATGCCATATCCATCAAGATAAGTTGACGTACACTGTCCAATCTGTCTACGCAAGGGTGCGCACGTAACAGTTCTTCTTCGACAATCTGTACGTCATTATGTGCTAGATAGACCGCATCAGCTTCCGTAATACCATATTCATATACGTGGTCTATAGTAGGAATATCTAGGTCGTCTAGTTCTTCCTGTGTAATGCCACGGTCTTCTAGGTTCCGTCCGATACCAATGGTGTCAATACCAAGAGTATCCTGATACACTTGTAGCTTTAAGCCTTCATGGGCTATTAGCTTTTCAATAAAGTTTTCTCTGCGATACTTCATTTGACTGTACGTGCTTCTGAAATACGATGGTTAGACTGTCCGGGGTGTTTGCCTTCGTGGTTCATCCACACAGCGAAAGCCCCTGTCATTGCGCCAGTTACCACAGATACTAAACCAGCCTGTGCTGCACTGGGATCGGACAAGGACATGAACCATTCGACTACACGCCAACTCATAAGCGTCATTACGAGCATCATAAATCTTGGTAGCAGTTTCCATTCAAGTATCTTTTCTGCAGCCATTATTTCTTTCCAAAGAATTTAGTCGCTGAACGAACTCCAAAAGAAGCCGCAACGATAACTCCAAGTGAGTACTGATACCATTCAGGCATTTCGTTGAGTCTTGCGAAGCCATTTGCTACTACCTCTTCCATACCCGGCACAAAGGCAAGGATTAGCGGAATACTGAAAAGTATGGTAAGCCACTCGTCTTTCCAAGACGAAGCCGAGCTACGAGCCATTTCAATGTCCCAATCAATCTCGCCAGTGGCTTTCTTTTCCATAATAGCAGCTTCAGCTTTCGCCTTTGCGACTTTAACTGACGATGTAGCTTTCGTTTCTTCGACTTTTCCATCTATCCAACTTCCAGCTATATTAGCTATTGGACCTATTAACGCTGTCCACATTATACACTACCTCTTCTGAACTTTGCTGTCTTTTTTTGTATCGCTTTAGGTTGCTTGACGAATTGCTTACCAGCAGCAGTTC